TGATATTCCAATAACGGGATGAGTAATTCTTTTGGGTACCAAAATATATTTTTACTAACAACCCTCTTACAAGGATTGTTGATATTAGTATCGCCTAGGCTAAGTGTTTGAGGTTGCAGGCGACCGGAACAATAATGACAGTTGAGAGAAAACGCTAAAATTGGCAAATTGGCACCATTTTTTGAGAGGAGGACATGCATTGTATTGAGAACTGATACTGCCACTTGATTATGCATGAGAACCTGTAAGGTTTTCTTATTTTTGGCATGAGTAATGATTGTCCTGAGGTGAGTGTGTGGCCCATAGAGACTGTTTATGTAACCACCGTGTGATGTATATCTATCCTCGAACCTATTCTCCCAATTTGCCTCACTGAAAAAATCCGATCTTAACAGGAAGGATAATGGTAGATCCGTATAGGATTCAACGTTAGCCACAATAAGCTCAGCTAACTTATCGGAAGGCTCCACCAACCAGTTTATAACTCTCAAGCCGTGGATGGCATCTTTTAAACCCTTGACTGAAGCATTTAACTGATAATCCGATGCCTGAGGAATTGTTTCATGTGTCTGAGACCCTAGGTAAGGTATACAATAGCCTAATGTGGTGAACATCGAGTGATTGTTTTCACATGACCTAGTGACGAGCAGAATTGTATCTTTCGACTGGGTAGTGTCTGCCTTGAACTGGTGGATAGGATGAGCAACCGTGCAACCTGTTATCTCAATCCCCCACCCCCTGTAACGCAACTCGTCAGCAAAACAAGTGGGACAGTCCCAGTTAGAGTTCCCCCCTTTAGTGCTTGATTGTATATAAGCCATAGACAGCATTTGTGTCTCTGACCTCTGTATTTTAGTTAACAGTTTGTAATTGTACATCCTAGCCACTCCCCTCAGAGTCTTCGTCGTGGTGAATTTGTCAACAAAGGATTGGACTTGACCCTGCAAAGTAGAAGCGTACAGATCTGCCACATATCTAGAGTGATAGGGCCTAATTAATTTTAAAGTGTTCATTAGCTCGACATTTTTCTCTTCAGACACCGCTAGTAATTGAGCAAAGGTGTCATTAAGAACATAGCCCGTGTGCAGCAATGTGTCCTTCACAGCCGATCTCATCACTGTCACCTTGTCAGTTGCCTTAGCTGTGTTGATAGAACCTGGGTTTGTCAGCAATTTCTCCATATTGGCAGTTGAGGAAAGTATAGGATCACACCAACAAGCATATACTTCTTTTAATTGAATGGGACATATATTGCTCTGCCTTATTATCTCACACCAAGTTAAGTAAGCTGTGACTTTGTCTGGAAATCCTTTAGAAAGAAAATCCAACGGATTTTGAACGGGGTAACCTCCGAATTCAACATTGCCCTGTAGCAATCTTAAAATACATTCTTCCATCTCTAGACCTTGGTGGACGAATGACCTGTTCTCGATGCTCAAGGACACTTTCCCAGAGAAAAGAGGGGCACCTAGCAATGGGGAGAATAGGAAATGATACCTGAAAGCTTTATGTGCTTCACTCATTGCAATCAAGTAGGCTACCTCATAGGTATGTGAGTTGTAAGCGGCAGATTGAGCATTTGCGAAGATACTGGCTATGGAATTGTATAAACTTGGGTAGTCTTCATTTGCTAAATGAAAACATCTTGAAAT